AACTAACTGGATGAATCATTGTCTGAAAAAACAATAATTCTTCTGGTTTAATTTTGGCTATCATCTTTGTGGTCTTTTAAGAAAATTTGTTCGTAGACAGTTGTAACGTATTTTGGATGAACTCCCAAAATATCTGCAACTTCTTGTACGGAGAGTTTTTTAGCATGATAAAGCTTTAACAGGGGTTCATTATAAACCGTCGTTCCTTTGAACATTGGAGCTTTTTCAATTTCATACCCATCTATTTTAAGAATTTGTCTACTCAATTGTTGACAATATGGACATTTATAATAAATTTCTCCGCCATGAGTGTCATAATACTTTTGAACTTTTTCTTTTAACTCTGCCCATGTCTGCGCTAAAGAATCGGATGCCTTGATTTTTAACATGCCTAGTTTTTCTTTATCACTTAAAATTTGAGCATCCAATTCCATCAATTTCTCTGTCATATGGGTCGGAATTGCGTTCTTTTCCTCTCGTTCTTTTTTAATAAATTCCTGAATCTGTCGTTTTAAAATTTCTTTATAAATTAATGCAACAAGAGTACTTCTTTCAGCAAGTGATTCAAATGAGTTTTGTTTGAGATATTCTTTATACATCTCTATAGCAATCTCAATCTCGGTATCACTTAAACCGCACCAAATATCTTTCAATTCTTTATCTGCCAAATGTTCATCGGCTATTTGTTCAATTTCAGCTTCGGATAAACCTTGATTTTGTTTTAAACTTTTCAATCGTTTAATCAGAACTTTACGTTTATCCATTATAAAACTCCTTTTTACTTCTTTTCTTCCTTTTTAATTTCATCTATCAAGTCTTTTAATTCCTTAAATTGTGCTTGTATTTCTGTATTAGAATATCCATTAAAAGTTATCTCCCACAAACAATGGCAAACAATATCTAATAACGAAAAATTATTAATAGAATCTTGCGTTATTTTCATTGAAAGAACTTCTCTCCAATCCATAAAATCTAAAGCCCAATTATTAGCTTCTTTATTTATTCCACAAACATCCACATAGTCTTTTTTATCTTCAACATCTCCGTATTCTTTAACGGAAATTTGCATGATAGTTTTTATTGATTTCAAAGTTTTTAATTCTGAAATCGCTTCAAGATAACTCTCTTTGTGTTGGTCAGGATAAAGTTCCACCAACCTGTTAATAATTGTTTCTGAACTAAATTTAAAAATTAAATCTTTAAATGTCATTCTATTTTCCTTTATTCGTCTCTAATTCCTTCTTTATAATTAAAAACCGTCATAATTTCTGAATTCTCTGTACATCCTTCTATTTGTGATTTCTCAACATGGACTACGAGAGAGAATCCTGTCTGAACTTTATCATAAACTGGTTTTCCTTTTTCATCTACATCTCCTGTGTCTACCTTTTCAAATTCTCCATCGGCTTTCTGACCTCTGCGGAGGCGTAGAATAAGTCTACTATTATGAGCAAGTGCATGTCCACCACTTAATACTTCACATTTAATAAATGAGCCTAAATCCATTCTGCTTTGCCCTATTAATAAAATAGCACATTTTGCATCTGCAACATGAGGAGTTGCCATTCTAAAAAATTGACTTAACTTCCTAGCCAATAATGCCATCGAATCATCTTCTACGCTGCGTTCTTTATCTGCTTTGCCCTCATACTGTTCTTGATGAGGAGACATACCATGTAAACTGTCTAAAACAATAAGGTCGCATACTTTTTCTTTACAAAGTTTAATAATAACATCTAAAGTTTCTTCTGCTTGTTTAGTGGCTACATAAATCAGGGTTTCTGTATTTACACCAAACTTCTTAGCCCATTCAGCAGAATAGGAACGCTCCATATCAATATATGCAGCTATAAATCCTTTTTTTTGGGCTTCTGCAATGGTCTTATAAGAAATTGTGGATTTTCCTACACCTTTTGACCCCCACACAGTCGTGTATGTTCCTCGTACAAGTCCACCACCTGTAAGATTGTCTAAACATTTGTAACCAAAAGAAATCCTCCCTCTATCTTCTATTTCATTCGCAAACTTAATAACTGCTTTACCCGATTTATTTAAGTCTCGCAATACAGAACGGAGTTTATTATTGCGCTCTGTTTGTTCAGGAGTAAGCATTTCTTTTAATTCTTCTGTAGAAGGGGTTATGATTTTACCTTCTTTAGCTTCTTGCAAGCCCTGTTCTACTTTCTTTTGGGATTCTGAAGATAGCTTTCTTGGTCGCCCCCGTTTAGCCATTGGATAACTCCGATTCTAATTGTGTTATTCTTTGAAGTAATTCATCATTTTCTTTCATTAAACTATCTATATCTGCTCTGAGAGAAGAAATTTCATCGTCAAGCGCATTAATTTCGTTGGCTGTATCTTCTTTTATAGCACATACAGGACAAAAATGCGATTCATAACAAATTTCGTCATGCTCACTTGAACAGATTTCCATTAGAACTCCTTTAATATTTTAACTAATTTTTGAAATAATTTTTTCTTTTTAGAATCTATTGTTACATTTACAAACAATTGTCCTTTACTGAAATAAGAATTTGTAATCTTCCCAAGTTCTATTGTTTTATACCATTTAAATTCACCATTAATTATGACTTCCAATGGAACTTTTAAAACGGTTGGCATCTTCATTAAACTTCTCCAGTTCCTTTAAAAGCTTTATACACTGTTTCAAAATAATCACCGATTAACATAGTTACTGTAACCAACCCGTCTTTTTGTTGATTAACAAAAATAGGTGTGCGCTTGGTGTTAATAGGCAAAGCATTAATCATCTTATCCCAATCTTTTTTGTTAATAATAATGTTTTCGTGCGTATTGTCTACTTTACACTGTACCATAAAGTTTGTTGATAAAATATCTTCAAGCTCCACAGACCCACCAGAGTTTTTTGTTCTTCTTGCCTGTGGTTCTATTGGACGAATAAAAGAAACAACTAATTCTTCTAACTTATTTCCTACAGACTTTTTATCCATATATTTGTTTGTAATTTAACCAAATGCGTTTTAAAAAACTGATGTGTTCATATGCACTGCACTCTACTACATAATTAGCCCTATCTACCACATTGGTTCTGTATTGTGATTGACATTCTGCGTTTTCATAATCATTACGCTCATGCCAGTTTGCCCATTTACATTTGTCGCAAAGATTTGGCATTATATTAGACTTTTAGGCTTAAAAACCCTGGTATCTCTATTGTACTCACAATGTAATAAATAGGATGTATAATTACCTCTTGGTTCTTTTATTTTATCGCATTGCCAATGCCCCTCTGTATGAATTTCGTTGTCCTGAATGTATCTTGCAGCAAATGTAGGAAAATGGTCTATTAAATTAGGAGCAAACCATTCGTAATCTTTTTTTAATTGTGTAAAAATAACCAAAATACCGCGCTTACGTTGTAATTCATCATTCAAATGTTTTAGAATCGTATCAGTTTCCGCTTTATTTTCTAAGCATAACCAATCTATAATAGAAAACGCATTTCGTTCTAATTCTACGGCTAAAGGATTAGAATGTTGACAATGATAAAAACCTCCCTCTATACCTAACAACTTAGCAGTTTTTTGAAATCTCGACCCTGCCTCATTATAGACATAATAAGGTTTTACTCCTTGATTAATCATTAGTTTTAACATATTTAAAGCTATAGTTGTTTTTCCTTCATTTGTTTTGCCACCTAAAATCAAACAATCTGCATCTTGAAATATTGCTATATCATTAAAGAGAGGCATTTTATAATCATATTCGTTTACTGTGTCTACTACAGAATCTTCCCAATCAATTTTTTCTTTATATTGATATCTACCTCTGCCCATTCTAATAGCTTTGCCTTCCTTAACAAACTGAGACAAATATTTATCTACAATACTTCGTGGTAATTGTAAAGAATCCATGATATCTTTAGCAGAAATATCGGACTGTACCAACTTTAAATACTCATAAATAGATTTCTCATGGCTTTCTTCGGTATTTAACTCATATCCATCTAAAGATTTTAACATGGATTGCACTGCCTTAGAATCCATTGGGTTTTCAAGCCAATTTCTATTAAGCCAATATAAAATTGTGTTTCTTTTATCTGTGGGTATTCCTATTTTTGTTAAAACTCCTCCAAACTGTACAAAATTGTTATTGCAACTTCCTTCAAAGTTATCATTTTTTAAAAGTGGTTTTTTTCCTTCAATATTTTGAATACTGTTTTCTGAATCTATATCTGAACTTTTTGATTTTTCTACTTGCTTTAATATTATAAGCTGTTTTTTTAAATCTTCAGGAAGTTTTTTAATCTCAGTTCCTAGATTTTCCCATTTATATTCTTTATCGTCTCTTTTTGATGGAGCAATAGCAATTTGTCCACCGATACTGCGAGTATCTAAATGAATACCTCCTAAATTAACCCAATTTCCTATTTCTGCTTCCTGTAGGAAAACGTAATGTTCTCCATGAGGGGTGATTTGTTTCAATGTTCCTGTAGCCTGAAGCAACTGCTGCCAATTTAGTAACTCTTCTGTAGGTTTAACTTTAAAATCTACATCTATTACTGTTAAATTACTTTTATTACAATTCACTCCTATATTTAATCCATTATTTAACCATTTAATCCAACGTATCTTATCTTTATATTCGCTTTCTGTCCAATTAGGTTCAAATGGTACTCTGTCATTCTTTAGAAGAGGAATAATTGCCCATCCATACTTAACATAATAATCAAGTTCTGAATATAAATTCAAAGACAAATCTCCAATAAGGTAATCTGTAATTTCTGCATCTGACCAATGTAATTTATCTGGTTCTAAAGTTCTGACACTATCATAGATTGTGCCTTTAAAACCACAAATCAAACATGTAATCTTTTCTGAATTTGGTAAAAAAGTTGCTGTTGGAGTTTTAGTTTTTATTTTATGACTTGCTATTTTTGGACAAGTAAATAAATGTTGACCAAATTTTTTTGTTTTAGAAAACTCTGAAATTTTTTTAGTTAAATACTCAAATAGATGGTCTACAATGTTTTGCATAGTTCCTCAATTTGTTCGATTGTGGCAGGGTTCCTACAACCTGCTCCGCTAATAAGTGCACTACATATCTAACCTGGCTCTTCGCCACACAGTCGTTTTTCGGTGAGCAGAAATTATTCAGCTCTAAGCCATTCTAAAAATGCGTCAGCCAATAACAATGTAAATTGCTGCGCTGTTTCTAAATCTGGTAAACCTGTTTCTGTATTTACAAACTGCTGTCCAGAAGCCACTGCAGCACTTGCATTTAGGGCATTTCCGCGTTGAATCTGTGCAGTTTTTTCAGGAGAATCATATGACTTCTTTACTGTTGCTCCCGTTGGAACTTTACCCTTGCATGTATAACATGTAGGGTACTTAGGATTCTTCAATGCTTTTCCACACACTGTACACTTAGGAGCATCAGAAGTCTCTTCTACAGCAGGTTCTTGAGTAGGCTCTGGTGCAGTAACAGCACTTTTTGTAATTTTTGTAACATACTGTGATGCACCTTTCTTTTCTGTGGTAATTGTAATAACATCACCCTTATTAACCTTTTCAAGAAAAGGAATAACAGGGTCTTTTACATTATACCACACTCCACCTTCAACTGCTTTGAAGGCTTTATTATCTCCCTTTTTACAAGCCACTGTTACAGTTAATTCTGACATTTGCTTCCTCCTTTTATTCGTTTAAATAATCATTCGATTGTCTATGTATTGCTCTGTCATGTTCTTCTTTTGTACACTCTCTACCACCTACATGATAGGAAAATGATAATTGAATTTCTACTAAACACACATCACAAATAGCAAGTTTAGATGTTATGTTTGTAGCTTCATTTTTCTTACACAATTCACAAATCATATTCATCCGATGTTATCGCTATCGACACAATACTTCTTTCCATTTTTTTCATAAATGAAATAATAAATAGTTTCGTTAAAGTTACCTTTACCATCACATACTTTACAACCTTTATGAGTACATTTCTTACCATCTGCTTTACAAACATAACAAGGATAAGAAATTGTTTTTTTAATTATTTCTATCATTTTATTAATCCCTCGTTATAGGTATAATCAGGGTGCTTTCATCCACTTGGTTTATACATTCAGTACAACATATGAATACTCTGTCTGTTGGTGATTTCATTGTTACTAAATAATACCATTTTATAACAGGTGTTCCACACACATAACAATAGCATTTAGCTTTTTTCATAGATTATACAGTTTTTGAATTTCTGACCTACATGAATGGAATGGAATTTTATTTAGATAGAGGTTTCTTGGAACTGTATTAAATAACGCTTCTTTAATAGGTATTTCTATATATGGCGGAAGATTCAACAAATCTACAATAAGTTTTCTTTTTTCAAATTCAACTTCGTTTTTTGGAGCTTCTAATAGATTGTCTGATTTATCTCCTTGAATTTTTTTAAGCAGAATTTTTTCTGGATTCTTAATTAATTTAAACTTTTTAGTATAAGGAGAAAATACTTTAACATTTGGGATGGAACAAAGCATCTGCCAATCTTCATCTGATGATACCAAAATTTTTTCTTCTGCGTCTATATAACGTACTGCTACAGAAGCCACATCGTCCGATTCACATTTATAAATCTTAATAAATTTCCAGGGTAAACATATTTCTAACTTAGGAATAAAATCATTAAACTCTTTAAACATCTCATCCCAAAAAGAAGAATCTTCTTTACTTTCTCTAAATTCTCGACGCTGTGCTTTATAGAGAGGGTCAATTGCTTTTCTCCAACTTCCAAAATCTTGAGCAATAATAACTTCATCGTCAATTGTAACTCCCAATTTTTTTAAATAACTAATTATCATCCTAAAATAAGTATAAACTGCAGGAACTTGTGAATTTGTTCTGAAAGCAAAAATAGATTTAAACATTATATTTCCGCTATCAATTACAACAAGTTTTTTCATATAATTATACCCCAACAAAAAAATCTAATCTCCCATCTAAAAGGATTATATTCTTGCCATTCCTGATAAATAGAATTTTGATACCATCTTCCTGCTAATCTATAAAATCTCATTAATTTTCCGTTCTTCCTTCTTCTTTGCGTACATATTTAAGCAGTGTCTGACAGCAAGAAATGCCCTTTTCACAACTTATTGTGTAAGCCTCCAAGAGATTTCTTACTTTTATAAAGTTGCGTACTTCATAGTGAGCTTTCGTCTTAATCGTCGCGTCTGTGATTTTTTCATTAGATTCTGCAGCTTGATTTCTTAATTGCAAAGCTTTTGCATCTTCTTGAGATTCTTTATATGCTTGGGCTATCTGATAAAGCGGTTGCAAAGTCTGTATTGCTCCTGTGTAAAATGAAAGAGCAACTTTCAAATCCTCTTCTGTTGTAATAACATTTCCTAAAAACTGTGCCCTGTATTCATTCAGTCCATCAATAATGTCTTTATAGTCAACAAAAATCTTATCTAAGTTGGCTTCATTTTCAAAATAACGGTCAAAGACTTGCATTTATTCATCTCCTTTGATAATAAAAGGTCTTTCTTCTATCTTTTTTTCTTTAAGAATTTCATACAAATATCCCATCACATTAAACAAAATCGCACATAAAGCTTCATCTATTGTAATTTCTTCCTGCCGTTGTTTATCAAATCTTTTATAACCTCTGTGAAGATACCATACATCTAAAAAATGTCTCCATAGAGATTTTATATAAGCATCTTTAGGAATTCCTTTTTGCCAATTATCTGAATCTCTAAGTTTTCCATCGGCTTGAATCCGATGTTTAGTCATATAATCTCCGTATCTCTCAATTACTGTCGGAGACAAGAATCCTTCATAATCATTTTTATGCGAATCGCTATCTCTGGTCGCTCCCGTATCAAAATTTCTCATTTTTTCTCCTCATATTTATTTTTTATATAATCACAACATTCTTTAATTGAATAAAAGATTTCTCCCCCGCTTTCCAACACCCAATAAATTAATGTAGAATTACAATCTGTTTTTGCTATATCAATAACTAAATATATTGGAATTCTATACATGTATGCTAAAAATATTTCTCCAATTGTCCCAATGGTCTTTACCGCATTTGGCATGTTTGCAATAATAAAATCTGCTCTAACAGTTGCCTCGTAATCTGCCCAAAAATCTAAATCTCTCGATTCATTGCCATCTATCAATTTTAGGGTTCTAAGATAAGTAAACACATCTGGTATATGTCCTTCGGGTTTAATTCCTCCAAACCAAATTTTAGTCATTTCTTCTCTGAATTTATCCCAATGCCCGCCTTGTTTTAATCCTTTTATATAATTAACATGTTCTCCACTTTTTTTACCTGTTTTTTGTGCTTCTCTTTCAACAGGGTCGTAGAATGTTATTTTTATATCTTTGAGGCGGTCTTTAACCTCATTGCGCCACTGTGCACAGGTTCCTGCACTGGCTTCAATATATCCTGCTAAATATGAAGTATATTTTAATTTATCACTCATTTAAGTCGGCTAAAAAGCCCTTAATAATATTGAGTCTAACAATGCCATAAAATACATACTTTGGATTTTCAAAACCATTTTCTTCCCAACTTAAAAATGAAACAATACCCACAACTCTACCTTCGCTATCATATACTCCACCGCCTGAGTTGCCAAACCAAATGTTATCTGTAATTACCATGTACTGATTTACATAGTCTATTACTTTACCGTAGCTGACTACATCTTCAAAAGAAGCTGGATTGCCAACAATAGTTACATTAGTAGATGTAGTAGGTTCTGTGGCTGCTAATTCTGTATAAACCTTTGGCACTACTTCTGGATTTTTTGGTTGTAGTAACATTAAATCATTATTGGTATCTCTTTTAACTATTTCTAATTCACATATTTGTTGTTTGTTTTCATATAAATAAATACTGTCGGTTTCCTTATCCACTAAATGAGCAGCCGTAAGAATATAGTAATTATCGTTAATTTTAACGGTGGCTCCACTACCACTGCATCCAACTGTTAAATTAACAATCTGAACACTAATTAATTGAAGTTTCTTTTCCATAATACGCGCACCCAATTTATCTTCTTTAATAATATCTGTGCTGATTTGCTTAATTCGTGTATCTAAACTCATATCTAAAATTTCTAAAAGAGAATTTGTTTGTTCTGTCTCTTTTGAAAGCGCATTTAAAACATAAGATACTTTAACATTAAAAGTGTCTTGTTTAGTAAATGCCTCTTGTACTTTAGCAAATCTTGTTGCTGTATTTTGACGCAATCCAACTAAACCAATAGTTAAATTAGCAGAAATAATTAACAATAAAATAATTGTGGCTGCGGTGATAATTTCCTTTACAATTCTAAAAAATCCCTTGACGGTCATTGACTCTCCTGTTTTAATTCTTCGGTTATAAATTGATTTAAACAATTTAAACTACAAAAATCATATAACGTATCTTCTATATGCAATAGAATTGGAATATTATTAATAAAATTGGTTTGTTCATTTCCAAGTCTTTGACCACATTGGTCGCACACCACTGTAAAATGTGTTTGACCAGAACAAAGTTTACAAACTTCTACTTGTCTACTCATCGAATGGTGGCTCCGTAATTATATTTTCTATGTCTACTAATGTTTTAGAATATTCGTCTTTTACCCAAACAGCAATAGCAACCGCAATTGGTGAAGCCATATCTTGTCTATAAATAATGTCGGTAATCTCACCAACGTAGGGGTGAATAGGATGCACAACTAAAACCATATCTCCTATTTTCATTCTGTTACCTCATATCGTTCTGTATCAACATAATCCCAATTGCCACATTCATCTAAAATATAAACTACTCCTGTATCTTTGTCTTTTAAAATACATTCTATATCACAATATATGATTGGACTTCCTTCTTTAGCCATTTTAAGAGCTAAATCATACAAATTAATTTCTTCTGCATTAACCCTATCAAAAATTTTCATTTTAAATCCTTATAGTTTTTTAAAATACTGTTTAAAATAGCAATTCCACCCTCTGTACGTTTTTGACTGTTATGTTTGCCTGGAAGTTCTATTGTAATAGTGTATTCTGTACCCATTTTTTCCATAGCGGTCTCAATACCTTCATCACAAGCGGGGGTCTTAATTACGCCTTTATTTACTTTGAGCTTATAGATTGTTTTACTTGTTTCAAATGGTAAAATCTTTTTTGCCTCAAATAAAGAAATCTCAGCTAATGACGGAAGTGTATCTAACTTTCTTTCATACGCATAGGCTTTCTGTTTGTCAACATCTCCATGAATATCAATTACCATGTCTGTTGTTAGGGGCATGTTATCAAACAATATTGCCAACTCTTTTACTTCGGAATCTTTCTTAAAATTTGCTTCATCATTGGTGTCTTGGTCTAAAGCATTTCCTCGTTCTCCGTATTGATAACCCCAAGGATTTATTACAGGAAAAATTGTAATGTTAAAATTATTAAATAGTTTTGTATCAAATTGTTGTAGCCATTTTAATAAAATATGAACGCCAAAAAACTCATCTCCATGTTGCCCTGCCAAAATGACAACATTTTTTGTAGCCGTTTTTACTATATGCCTAATTGCTAACATAGGATAAGTTGTTTTTTCATAAGAAATATATCCCACAATCTCTATCCTAAAAGGAATTTTTAGATTGATTATCTCGTTTACCAATCGCTGATATGAACGATAAATTTTCATTTATTTTCCATATTTATCAATACATTGCTGTGGTCGTAATATTTTATTATCTTGATGACTCAACCAAAAACTTTCCATGCCACCTTCCACTTGACACCAAACATCACTTCAGCAATCTGTCCATCCTATACATGGACAACCATTACAATAATTTATATCTTTTAAGTTTATTGTAATTTTCATTTTTTACCTACAAATGAAATTTCAAAATTACAGATATGAATACTTAAAAACCAATATTTAGGTTCATAATCTTCTACTGCATCATATTCTATGCTAAATAAAACAAACCAAAATCCTCCATGAAATAAAAATCTCCAATTATTATAAAGTTTAATTTTCATTTCAATCTTTCCTCAATTTTCATTCTAAGCAAAACTCCCAATCCACAACTTATAGCATAAACAGCCAAAAGAGCATATGTATCTGCGTTCTTAATACACGTTGCAATAAGATCAAGATAAATAAACATATAAACAGTCATAAGTGTGGGAGCAAGAAATTTCTGTTTTTTAGCTAATGCTAAAAGAAACCCTGTATATAAAGCAGTTTCAATCACTCCAACAATAAAAACTAAAATATATTTATTCATTTTCTTTTGATAATTTAGATGCTAACTGACAGATTTCATGGTCTATCACTTCAAGATTCAATGCTTCTTGATTAATAATGTCTTTTAACCCATCCGCATCATGTCGTTCTGCTATCGCAACTAAATCTCCTGCGATAATTTTTAATTCACAAAATATTTGCCCCAGGCGTTTAGCATCATTATATATAACTCTATCTCCTGGTTTATAATCAATACCATACTTTTGACATACTTCCGATATTGTACAACTTATTCTTTTATGAGGCATTGTGTCTTTCTTTTTTCCAAGAATTTGAACGCAATTCTATAACAATTTTTGCTGGATATTCTAATACAGAAATAGTTTCTTCTCTATTAATTGTAACCACTTTATATTCTGGAGCAAAATGAGCAATACTGATTATTTTTTTATAATTTTTATTTAAATCCTTAATCAAATGATTAACTATTTGCTTTTTTGTTTGAAGTTTCATTGTATTTCCTTAATTGAAACAATTGCCTCTGCGCGAATCAATTTTGTTTGTTTACCCTGATTTAAAAATAAACTAATAAATTCATAATATTCTGTACATGTTCCAAATGCGTTACGTTGAAAACACACAAAATCATCTCTAATATCGTCCACAACTCCAATATAACTGATTTGGTCTATTGTTATGATTTCTACTCTTTTATGAAGAAAAGAATAGTAGTCTGCTCTTGTCCAGCCAAGCAAACATAAAAACAATAAACTAATTAGCAGAAGTCTTTTCACGTTCTTGCTCCTCAATATGCCTGGCACAAATCAAAACTAGCTTTGGTTGACCATTAATAAGTACCTTCACTGGTCTTGTGTGGTGGCGAGGTACACATAATTTACATTTTGCACAAACTACTATGTTATTCATTACTTCACCCAAAATTTATACCAAATCCGTTTATAAAATCTACAATCATTATCTATATTCCATTGCTCACAGTCCATCATAATTCTAAATCTTTCTACTCCAATAGCATCTTTTTCAACTTTACTTCTTACTTTACAAATATGTGGAATACATGGTTGATAACCGTACCCAACATGCCCTCTAACATCTAAATGATATTTACAGTTTATACAATAAACTTTTTGACCAATCATTCTACATCTCCATTTTCTTTAATCTTAATATCTTCATAGATATCTATTTGTTCATCATAACTATCTAACAAATCAATCAAGAAATCTGCTCGTATATTAAGTCTACGTTTAATTTCTCTATAACATCTAACCAATGCGCCTGTCATGTCATTAAACCGTTGATAATTTGGTTTCTCTCCTAAAAACTCATCTACCAATGTTTTTGCTGTTAATTCTGAAGTAGTCGCGTCTCCTTTATCAAAATAATGCTTAACAAAATAAAATAATTGATAATTTAATTCTCCTGCGGTATTAGCCAAATCTCCTTGCCTTAACGCATTTCTGCGCCCATCGGTAGCGTTGATGTAGGGCATATTATCTCCACATATTAACTTCTTTAATCAGTTCTTCAAATAATTCTTTTCGTAACTTGCCGTTCTTAGAAAAATCTCTCCAAAATTGACGCTTAGTTGTTCTGTTATATCCCATTTTTTCCATCTTAACATCTAAATATTCTAAGAGTTTTAAAGCTCTTTGTAAATCTTTTTGTATTTGCTGATGTTTTTCATATTCTGCTTTTTGTTTGAGATATTCTTTATTAAATAGCTTTAAAAACTGTTGCCATTCAGCTTTAATCGCTCCCACATAGGATTTAATTGTTTTTTTAATAAATGTAGATTTATCTTTAACTGTTTTTTGTTTTGGAAATTCAGATATTATATAACGAAATAATGATGTGTGGAGTGTAATTAATCTCATTTTTCTCCTTAAAATTTGACTGTATATTTAAACAACACGCGTTGGTCGCCCTCCCAACCAATCCCTCCACTTAATCCAATCGCGCTGTTATCTGTCAACTTATAGCTTACTCCTATCGGATAAACCCCTTTATTGGTTAAACACGCATCAGCAACCCATTTATACCACTTAAACCATCTTGCTCCTACCCCGCCCTCTATTGCTTTATCTGTTTGAGAAACTCCTGCTCCAAGTACTAATACAGGTTCAAAAATAAATCCGTAAGGTCTGAGAGCTTTTTCTAACTCTGGAATGTCTTTTACTTTAATGGTTTTTAAAATCTTTCCTTCTTTATCAATCACTTTTGCTGTTCCATCAGTCTCAATTTTTAAATAATGTTCATTTAACTGTATTGTAGCTTCTTTCCCGCGTAAATCAAAATGAACGGGCTTATTTTGAATTCCCTTAAAATAACCATAACCAAAAATAACTCCAACAATAACACCAACAATAATTAATTTTCTAAGATTAAAAATAGAAGCTATATCTTTCATCCATAATACACTACTTTTAACATTCAGCAATCCATTAACGGCTTTTGTTGAACTAAAACATTCTGTTAGAGTAGGTGGTTCACAAGTACTGTCTGTTGGATTTGTAGACTGAATTATCCTAGCTTTAGTCATATTAACAACTTTATTTTTAATTAGTGTAAACAAAACGCCTCCAACTAAACCACTTAGAATTAACAGAATGTCTTTCATGTTATTGCTCCTTATTTAAAATTCTTTGAATTTCAATAATTGTACCTCTATAAATTTTACAAAACTCAAAATCCGAATCATTTACACATGGGATAGAAACATCTGTTCCATGAAGCGAATATTTACATCTTAAAGTTTTTCCAAAATAATCTTTATGCTCTGCTGGACACTCTGGATATGCGTTATAATATTCTTTATATCCTTCTATTTGACTATTGTTTGGTATTATATTTGGCACTAACTCTCCTTTTTAAATTTAGGGGGCAAAGAGAGTTCTTTATTGATGTAACTCTAACTTTAACAGTAACTTCTCTTTGGTATAAAGAACAGAATTCCTTGCCCCGAAAAAACTACCAAGAAAAACTAAATTCAAAATTTAAAATTGTTATCACAATATTTTTAACCCATGTACTCGTATTTTCAATTCCATCATCACATAACATATCTGTGTGGTCTATGGCAAATAAAGTAAAATGCTGATATTCTCTATCTATACATGTCCAATGATTGTAAAATCGAAAGTTCATTTTTTATCTCCCAAATCTACCAAATAAATAAAAGTAGATACTCTTGCTTCATTGACTCCCCAAACAAGCTGCAATGGCTCTGAGTGCTTTGCCATTGATTCACTCAAAGAATCTCCACCTACGATTGAACCACCGCGAAAAACGCGCACATTATCACAATCCACAATACCTGCGTGATGATAATGCCCATAGACCACGCTTTCAACTTTGTGGATTCTTGCCCATTCATTTATTTTAACTCTGCCAGCAGGGCTATCAACCTGTTCTGGTGCGATATGTCTAATCAAATAGCCATGTCCTCTAATATCCAAAACAAGATGCTCTGTTTCTGTATATTTAATTGTTAGTTTTGGATTTTTTAAAATCATCTTAGCCCAAAAGTCAAGAATCATGTAGCACATCAAATCCCAATTAGATGCCACATCTGTGTCTTTAGCTGTACGTCCATGATTCCCCCGCACTCCAAAAAAACTTACAGATAAATTGCGGTCTAACAAAGACTTAATAAGACGAGAAATAACATCTACGCACAACATAACTTGACGCGGAGGGGCTAACTCTTGTTCATATGCCTGTGTAGCATAAATACCTTCTCCGTTAGCCAAATCTCCTGTGCTAAGAATAACAACGTCGGTAATAGGAACTCCCTTCTTAATATTATTATCCAGTAATTTTAGAGTCTGTTCACAAAGTCTTTCTACTCTGTGTTTAAAAACTTCTTCATTATAAACAACAATACCTTCTTGATTCTTAACTATCTTACCAGCATGAAGGTCGGTAAGATGAATAACCAGCGTATCTCCTTTACGGTCTGTTTTGCTTTGTGTAGCGGATTTAATGGGCTTCACATCTGTCATTTCTTCTCGTATCTGTTCCACCAAAAACTTACCAATATCTTTATGCTTAATTGGTTGTACTTTTTCTTCTTTAGGAATAGAATTGGTCAATCCTAACCTCTCAATCCGCTTACCCACTGATGAATATGACCTATGTAAAAGTTGTGCCAATTCTCTATAGGTCATCTGTCCTAAATTTTCTCTTAACAGTTTATCTTCTTTTTCTGTCCAATGAGCTTGCATTGTTTATCCTTTTTATTTGTGAGTCATAATTAATTTAAATATTTTTTTATCTAAATTTTCAATCTGGCGTTCTTTTTCTACAGTAAATCTCGTTAAAGTTTCTTTTATTCTCTCTTTTATTCTACGCAATCTAAATAATCTTTTTTGCCACTTAGCGTATTTCATTTCTTATCCCTCAAATATAGTATAACACATTGCGAGACTGTTTATCGTTTATATTTTCTCTTTAATTCCAAATTTCGATAAAAAATCACAGTACGCTTTAAGCACTGTGGTTTCTATTTGTGTACCTGTAATTGTATTAATAGGATATGTTGCTTGAATACTCTTGCCGTTTGGAAGCTTTCTTAGAGGATAGGAAAGGCGATACCCGCCTTTAGGACGAGTTACTATAGCACAATCACATATTCTAAGCTCATTACGATAGGTAAAGGAGACAAAACAGACTACGCCCTGTTTAGGCTTAATAGGAAAGAAATCAATCTCGGTTATCCTTATTGGCTCGCTCTTAGTCATTAGCTCTTAGTCCTTTCAGTGTTCTCACTAATAAGTATATGCCAAAGTACATAAATTATGCTATCTCTTTTTTTAATTTTTTCCTCAATGCTGTAAGTCTACGAGATACAACGGATTGGTCTATATTTAATTTTTTAGAAATCTCTAATTCTGTTAATTTGTTGTCTTTCAATAAGATATAAAATAATTCTTTTTCTTTTGGACTAAGCACTTTTTCAGCAACCTCAATGATTTCAGTCGGTTGAAATATTTGTTTAGACGCTATATTTTCTGTTTCCTCTGACGAATTCTCTAAAGAAATATTTAATAATTCTTTAATATAATTTTTATTAATAAAAGAAGGAATCCAATCCCACAAAGTAGCATATAAATAAGTTTCAAAATTTTTGGTAATATCGTAATTTTCAATAACTCGCAATATTTCTAACCATAAATCATTTTCAACATCTGCTAAATCGCATAGTCCTTTTCTTTTTAAATTAAAAGTACCTTTTACGCATCTACATCTTTCACAATTTTCACAATCAATTTTTTCTATACATTTTCTACATTCTATACATTTATGATATAATGACAAAGGGTAAAATTTCTTTTCATGTATATATTTGGCTTTTTTAAATACAACAGGTTTTAAGATAGTAACAATTTGATTAAGTTTACTTTGCGTTTTTTCTTGTTTATATTCTTTAACTAACTGCTCAATACGGTTCATTTGTATCTTCTTTTTTAGTTAAGTCTAAAATTTTAATTTTTAAATCTTCTCGTATATTACCCATCAACAAATCCTTATCCATTTCTGTTGCGCCTAAACATTTAGGAGCTTTACCCAATTTTTTTGCTATTTCAAAAAATTCTGGTATCAAATTATCTCCCTCTGACTTACCATGTTCTTTACCCAAAATAATTGTTTGTTCCATAATTTCAATGTAATCATCAAGAGAACATGTCCATACTAAATTTTTCATTTTATTTTCTTTCTATAACTTTCTTCTATCATTCTTTGGTCTGGTGTCATATAAATAAGGGTGGTAGCTAAATTCTGGTGTCCAAGAATTTTTTGTACAACCGTAGGTGGTATACCTTGCTCCTGTAAATACCTGGCACAGCCATGTCTGGTTAAATGAGGTTTAACTTTTTTTCCAAGATACTTACTTATCACATTGTGAAATAAATAATCTATTTGTTTAGATTTAATATTAAACGCATTTAATTCTTCTGGTTCTGATTTAAAATATGCCTTGAGTTTATCATTTATAGAAAATGGATAGGGAATAATTTTTTCTTGTTTAGTTTTTTCTTCGTATATTAAAACTGTACAATTTTCTAAATCAAATTTGGCTCGTTTTAAATTTACAATTTCACTTTTTCTCACTCCTGTATAAAACATGAAATACAATAAACAAGCCACTTTATCCGAATTAAATCTTTTACTGTATGTTGCCACATATTTGATAGACTTTTCAATATCTTCTAATGTCATATATTCTATTATCTTACGCACTACTTTTACTAAGGGAATTTCAAAACATGGGTGATTGTCTATATTAGCATATTGACAAAAATTTCGACATGCCTTTATTAAGTTATTAATGGCATTGGGAGAATATTTAGTATATTTAAAATAATATGCCAATTGGTCTTTTGTTAAAGTAGAAAATTCCAATTGTTCCTTTTCTAAATATTTAAAAAAAGGATTTAAAAAATTATAATATACTAAAGACCTATGTATATTAATTAAATATTGTTTATATTGTTCTAATTTTTCTCTCATAATTCGGGCGGATTTACAATGCCATTCATATATTCGTTTAATTCCATTAACATTTCCATTAAATAAACAGGATTTTCTTTTCCATAATATAAAATCAAACAATCTAATAAATTAAACAATCCCTCCATCGTTCCCATAAAATTATTCAAATCTTTAAATTCTGCTAAAATTTTACGATTCATAATTTTTATTCTAATCCTCGAATAATATTTTTTCCTTTTTCGGTTACGATACGCCCTCTCGCGGTTCTACTAATATACCCCATCTGTAAAAGATAGGGTTCTTGAAGGTCTTTATAAGATTCCCTTGTCTGCTGTGTTATTACTGCTAAAACTTCAATTCCTACGGGTTTTTCTATTTCTTTTAAATGTTTCAATACTATTACATCTTTTGTAGTTAATCCGTCTTTTAAAATTTGTCTACCTTTTAAAATTTTATAAATATCTTCTTCTATAATTAAATCATCAAACATGCTTAAACTTGTTCTTGGATTAAATCTTGTATTGTTTGCCAATAAATCATACACTTCATTGCTCACATTTGCGCGATAAAGTTTATCATTATATTGCTTTAACATCTGTTTAATATCGTCTGCTGTATAGTGTTCAAGCTCAATTAAATCACATCGGTCTACAAATGGTTGCGAATTCCTTTGTAGAATTTCTAAATTAGTAGTCGCCCCCATTAAAACAAATGGTTTTACTCTCTGGTTTCCATCTGGAAGAATAAAACTTTGTAATAGAGGCAACATATACTCGCTTACTTCCCTACTAAGTCCATGAATTTCATCTATAAACAAAACTCTAAATACTCTATCATCAGAATTACGTTGTAAAAAATCGTTTAAATTTTCAATAGTAAAACTGCCTCCAACATAAGTGTCTATTTCTACCCCAAGCATTTTAGCTATAATATAAACCAAAGTAGATTTACCATGCCCTCTTGTACCAGAAATAATTAAATGAACAGGTTTTACCTGCTTAATTTTTTTTACATAGGTATTTATTCGGTATTTTGCGTTCTCTTGCCCAATATACTCAGCAAGAGTTGATGGAGTGTAATCAAATTTGACGGGAATTATCTGGTCTAAATGATATTTTTCTCTGTCTTTTTTAATTAATTCAAGATAATCCTCTACATTTTGCTCTTTATCTTTAAATCCTAATAAAGTAGATATGCCTAAAATATCAAGCCAATCAACCATTTGTTCTCCTGGGGCTTATTATACAAAATCAAAATCTGTACTATATGCGAAATACCATTTGTTTTTATATTTAATCTGAAATCCTTCGTTATCATCTAACCACCTATAAAGATATGTTTTACTTATAGATAACCAAACATTTAAAGATTCTTTTTTATGCCTCCATAAAGTAGTACTATAACCCTGTAAATCAACTCTTAACCAACATAGTTTTTTCTTTTTCATTTTATCTCCTTAATTATAGTATATCATATGTTAAGACTAAATTTTATTTATTTGTCCAAAATCTATAAAATCCCTGGCAAAATCTTCTGCCTCATCTTCGTTTGGTGGTTTATTATAATAATTTTGAATAAGGTGCGCCAATTCATGTACAACGGTCATTCTAATTGCTAAAGAAAAATCCATAGAATATTCTTTTATAGCTTTTATATGATTCTCAATGTCAATACCAATCCATTGTTTTGTGTCCATACAATAAACTCCTAATCCTTCCTCGGATAAAACAATAGGAATTAAAATTGCCCATTTAACAAATGGATATTTTTTTTCAATCTGTTTTCTGTCTGCCACAAATAAAGCCATTACTTGTGTTTTTATCTGTGGAGAAGTCTGCTCATCCAATTCATAATCCCAAGAAATATCATAATCAGTAAAATATTTCATATAATTTTTCTTCGCCGTAATTCATCTTGATATAGATTTTTAATTGTTTGATTTTGTAAATGCTCTATTGCTTCGATTGTTCCTTCTAACCCAAACTCTCGCAAGCACTTAGAAACATATCGTTCTATCTGTTGTTCAATATCTTTCGCTACAACCTCATCCATATTTGAAATTTGTAACTTCAAACCACAATAAGGACAATGAGTTATTACTTTTTCTTGACACAATTCCTCGGAGGTTTTTTCAAAATCCAAACAATGATTCTTACAATAAAATTTTATAATCATTCTGCCCTCACCAATGTTTCTTTTTCATCTACCTTAATTGGTACTCCTTTGTAATTATCTTCTTTGTCTACGATAATACAATCCACAAAATCTAAATTTAAATCTGTTCGATATTGTTCTATAAATTTCTTTTTTGTTTCTTTATTCATAATCAAGTGTTTAGGATAGTCTTTATTTTTATTATAGTAATTCACAATTAAATTATCTATATAAGATAAAAGATTATTCATTGGTTAATCCCATCCGTAAGACAATTCTACGCGCAATGTCCACTTGTGTTTAAAAATACAAAACACAATTCTTAAAATTCCACATTTAAACACTTTGTAAATATATTTATTCGTCATTAGCTTTTTCTCACAATAGGGAGAGCAGGATTGCTCCTGCCCTCCCTTTGGTCGGTTATATACGCCCTTCTACCTTATCTGCCAACTGCTTTAACTGTGTCTGTAACTTTTCCATCTGTTTCTGTGAATAACTCTTGCCGATGTAAACAACAACGCGCACTCCAAACTCATTGGTATTGTTGTTAACATCCCTATTATAATACATCCTCCACGATGTTCTTGCTGTTTCAGCAATAACTGCCTCTACCCCAACTTTATATTGGTCTTTTAATCCCTTTCCCTGGACTCCCTGTAATCCGCGTTCTCCCTTATCTCCCTTGTTACCTTTTTCTCCTTGTGTCCCTATATCTCCCTTATCTCCTTTAACCCCAGGCACACCATCTTGTCCATTTAAACCATTAATACCATCTTTACCATCCGCGCCATTTAATCCAGGGTCGCCCGTATCTCCTTGCTGTCCGTCCTTGCCATCAACTCCATTTATACCTGGCAAGCCCTGTTCTCCCTGGTCGCCATTTTTTCCATTCTCCCCTGATATACCCTGTATACCCTGGATTCCCTGTTCCCCTTGCGCTCCTGGCTCTCCTGGGTCGCCCTTATCGCCCTTTAAACCATCTATGTCGGTTGGGTCTGTCCATGTACCTATGCTATTTGCGCCGTTGTTTTCACCTGTGGACACTAACACCTGCCCCTGTTGCCCTGCGTTGTTATCTGTTACTCCACCTGCGTAAACATTGGCACTTAACACCAAACTAACAATCACTATCCATATCAACTTTTTATTCACTTACTCACCCCCTTTCGTTTATTAGTTTAAATCTTTTTCTTGTTCTAACTTTATTGCTTCGTCATATGTTCCTGGGTCTTGAAAAAATCCCTCTAATGCGTCCTCCCAAACTTCGTCTGGTGTTGTTCCGTAACCACATAGTACAATAGGAAACTCATATCTCCTCAAAGTTCTATTCATTTATTCCTCCTTTGTTAATTTCAAATCTCGGTTTTCCTGTTCAAGTTCTTTAATTCTGTTTTCTGCCAACTTTAATACAAATAAGATATGTTCTTTTGGCAAGCGCATTTCTTTTTGGACTAACTTAAACATGTAATCCTCCTTTTTCTGGTAGTAAACATACTCCGCAAACATTATTTTTATTTAAATATTCTTTATCCATAAATATATTACAAACAGAACATTTTTCGCAACCTAAAGTTCTTAGATTATTTTCTATTCTTATTAATCTTTCTTTTCTGATTTTATCTAAAATATTGTTCATTTATTTCTCCTTTTATAAATTTTCTACAAAACTTATTACTTCTTCCTGTTCATCTTCGGTCAATAATTCTGCTCCTTTAAAAATTTCAATATCTCCTTCTGTATCAAATTCATCTTGTTTATGCCACTTACTAACATAAACCTCTTTACCATTAATAGCAACTTTAAAATGTCGTTCCATAGAAGAAGAAACAATAACATCATTGGTTACTTCAATCATTTTTGCCTCCTTTTTAAATAATACTTTCTATTTATTTGTTGCCTATATTTTCTTTTTTCTCTATCGGAAAGAGGCAACTTTATACCTGGATTTTTATCTAATACTTTTCTAATAAAAATCGCGTACTCCAATACATCTAAATCTGTATAACATGGTATCTCGCCTCTTTTTATTTCTTTAATCAACTGTTGTTCTGCCAATAAAAACAAATTCCCTGTTTTACGCATGACTAACTCCTTTTTATTGCCATTCTATTTTTCTATATTTCTTTTGTCTTACTATTGTAGCAAATGCGGTATCTTGTATCTTTTTATATTGCTCCCATGCGGTAGCTTTTATCTTTTCGTATTGCTCCCATATTTTTCTAATAAAAATCGCATACTCTAATACGTCTAATGCGGTAGCTTTTATCTTTTCGTATTGCTCCCATGCGGTATCTTGTATCTTTTTATATTGTTTAACTCCTGCCTCATTTAAAATATCTAAAGCAATACCTATATTACTTAGTCGTCCTTTTTTTAGAGCTTCCACTATCTCTTTAGGAAAATTTAAAGGTGTACTAAAATCTGTACATTCTTTATTTTGTCCTTTACCCTTTAATTCAGAATAATAATTTTCAATAGCTCCATGTCCACATAGGTCATCTTTTACTCCAGGTTTTAAGAGTTTTCGTCCTTCCTTCGTTTCCAGGTCTGAATTAGTAAGGAAGTAAGCTTTACCTTCGTATTCTTTCCAAGAAACAAAATCACACATTTAATCCTCCTTTAGTTAATTTGCTATATAATTCTTTGTTTGTTAAATTCCATAAATCAATTTTAAAATCAACTAATAACTCTGTAAATTTTGTTTTACATATCATCTTTTTACCAATAAATTCAAAATGTTCATCCAATTCAAGTAAATTCCATGCTCCAATTCTTTGTATATTATCTCTGTCTAAATTGGTACTGTTGCCAAGTATAGGAAAATTATCTCCTGTTACATCGGAGTTTTCTGATATAATCTCCATATCTGCTCCGCATCTTTCACAATGTAAAATTAAATTATATATATCACCTTTAAAATTGTTAGTGTCAATTGGTACCATTTTATTACAGTTATTACAAACTGCGGTATAATGGGTCATTTTTGCCTCCTATTTCTCACTTTTTTAATATTACTTGGCTTAAAAATCTTAATATATAAAAGAATTGTCGCATCCGAACAGTCTACAATTTGTCTAATCTCGGAAAATAGCAATCCGCTTTTTGACAATTGCCTCAATACATCTTTTTCTCTGTTAGTCATGGTGTTCTATTTTAATAGTGTAAACAATATAATAAATACTAAACAAAACAAATATATTAAAGTATCTGTGTCTGGTTTCATAATTTTATCCGTTCTCTTTCTCCTGTATCTTTATTTAAAATGTCGGCACGTCTAACACCTTCTTGCTCGTCTATTTTTAAAATGTAATCATCAGCTTCGGCGCGAGTTAAAAACTCTTTGCCTATAATATTGCCTGTTTTCGTTACAATTCCAACATGAAACATTTATACCTCATCAATTAATCTCTTAACTGTGCCATATATTCCCAATGCGGTCTTGTTACCCCATGTTGTTTTATATCTTGTCGGACTATCTCCAAAAACTTTATCTTTTTTTTAACATTAAAAATTCTGCTATCTTATTTCCTATAACAATTTTTTCATCTTCTCTTAATTCTATTTTTATCTCCTTTTTAATCTTGCTAAATGCGCGGTTAATTCTTCTGTTGAAAATTTTGAATAATCTATCTCTAATCTTTTTAAATAATCTGGTCTAAGTTTTAAAATTTCTACAATCAATTGCTCTTTTTCTGTATTTTCTTCTTGTTTGGTCTGCTTAGTCTGTTTTAATTCTTTAATTTGACGATGAAGCGCAATTCTTTCTGCGCTCCCTGCGCGACAAGCTAATTTAAGCTTACGTAATCTGCGTATCTCCGATTTTATTTCTTTAATAGAAGTAGTCATTATAATTTTACTATTTGATAATCAAAAGCACAATTTTCTTTAGCATAATTTTCTGCGTCTGATTTTGTATTAAATTTTATTGATTCTCCACTTTCGTCGTCTTTACACGTTAACCCAATTTCAACCCCTCCGTTACTCTCAAAAATAACAAACATCTAATCCTCCTTATTTAACCTCTGCCTCTGTTAAAACTTCTGCCCATGCTCTATGCTTTAGGTCTGCTCCGCTTCCAAAAACAATACTCTCCAACCTGCGGTTATTCTTAACTGTTTTGTAATGGTCTGCGTACTCTGTAACTGCGTTGTATGCTGTCCAGGCGGTATCTTGTATACCTTCTATCTCTGTACCCTTACCATGTTTATATAATCCTTTTATACTTTCCTTTACATTTAACACTCTTGTTGACGATTCCTCTACGTCTGTAATTCTTAGCACCTTGTCAAAATATCTTTCTGCGCGGTCATTTGTAAACTTAATGTTGACTAATTCTTTTGCTTTACGTTCAAATTCTTTCGCAAAATCCAAACCCAAGCCCAAAATCCTTTTAGCTTCATCCACTTTGCCTTTTATATCTCCTATATGTCTTATATTGACGGATTCACCTACCTTATTTCCAACACTCTGATTTAAAGTATTTTGACAAACAACTCTAATCGGCGTATAATACATTGTCAAACTGCTCTTGCCGTCATGTGTATTAGTTAAGAGTAGATAATTTTCAACTATATCTATATCTTTAAATATAAGTAAATTTGTAGGTAATTTTGCCAAAATCCAAATGCGCTCGCCATCACCTAACGCTCCTACACTCTCATAAATCGCATCACCAGTTTTAACAACTTCATCAAAAAATTTAAAGGCATCTGTATTTTGAATAATTTGGTATCTATCTTTAACTATGCCCAACACTTTCTTGTTTGCTGTGTTGACTGTTGCTAAAAATTCAGAAGATATTTTTTGTCCACCAAATTCGACATATACGGGATGTTTTTCTATCTGATAATCTAACCTTGCCAATTTAATAGCTTCTGCGGATGATTGTACCGCATCGACGCGCACTCCTTCATTGTGCCATGCGCTCCTAACTATCATTGCTCTACCTTCATAAATATTATGCGCCATTTCTTTTTCCTCCTTTTATATTGTTAAGTTTACACTTTTTTTCTATCATTTTTGCGTTTGTTGAAATTGAAACACAATCCGCGCACCAAAAATAAACCTCATTATCAAAATCTTCTGTTAAAGTAACTTTGTAATCTGCCTTATTTTTACATTCAACAGTTTTAAAAATTCCTGTTTTAATTTGTATTATTTCGTTGTTTTCGCATTGCTGTTTTATCATTTTATCCTCCTATATTGCCTTTTAAACTTTCTAAATAAGTATAACATATTATTTGTTATTTGTCAAGGGTCAGCTAAAAAAATTTTAATTCCTTTAATA